ATTGGTCCAACTTGATGTGTGTAAAAATTTAGGTGTTTATCAAAAAGGTATTAATGTAAAAGCCTATACAGACATTGGAAAAAAGATAGCACACAACTCCAACAACATGCTATGGATTGACAAAGCAAGTTTTACAAAAGATCAGATAATAGCAGGCTTATGTGAACTAGATTGTTTTCCATTAATAATGCCTGTGTCTGGTGAAATAATAGACAGCATAGAAGACACACTTGACATGCAACAATGGATTACATGTTTTGAAAGACACGGGTTTACTGAAAAAAATTTAGCATTTGGTTTTGAATTTAAAGAACCAAAACTTTGGAAAGATGCAAACAAAGACGAAAAATGGGAATTGAAAATTAATAACTGGAAAAAAAGAATGGACGACCAAACATGGCAAATTGGATACGATCTCTACCAACTTAGCAAATCATTTAAAACACTTACAAGCGATACTAAAATATATTTTGTGAGAAACAGACTTACAAGATCATTCATGAGGGCCAATTTAAATTTTAAATGTTCGCTGACAGCAATTGGCGGAGGTTTTTACCATACCGGAGGAGAGAAAATAAAAAGATTACTTGATAATTTGCCAAAAAAGTTGTATTATAGTACATCACAGCCTTTAAGTTACCAGTGGAAGGATCGTGCTATAATAAAACTATGAGTTCTTGTAAATTAGTAATCAAAGATGAAGTAAATGTTAAATTTGAAAATTTATCATTAGAATGGCGAAAAAGATTATCTAACAAATTCAAATACGAAGTTCCTTATGCACGACACTTGCCTGCTGTAAAGTTAGGCAGATGGGACGGTAAGATTGCATTTTTTGGTCTGGGAGGCACAACCTATCTCAGTTTGGTGGATCAAATACTGCCTATACTAGAAGAAGGTGGTGTGTATGTTGACTTTGAAGATCAAAGAAAACAACACAATTTTGAATTTAAATCTGTAGACAAAAATTATTTAAGTCACATTAATTGGCCCGAGGGACATCCTTGTGCAGGACAACCAATTGTATTGAGAGATTATCAGATAGAAACAATAAACAAGTTTATTGAAAATCCACAATGTATTCAAGAGAACGCAACTGGTGCAGGTAAGACTATTATTACAGCGGCACTGTGCCAGTTAGTCGAACCTTATGGCAGAACGTTAACAATTGTTCCAAACAAAAGTCTAGTCACGCAAACCGAAGAAGACTTTCTTGCTTGTAATTTGGATACCGGAGTCTATTATGGTGACAGAAAAGAAATTGGAAGATACAACACAATTGCAACATGGCAATCACTAAATGTTCTCGAAAAAAAAAGTAAAGACGAACATTCAACAGAATTTAAAGAAATGATACAAGGTATCAATACAGTTATCATTGACGAAGTACACATGGCCAAAGCAGATGTCTTAAAAAGAATGTTGACTGGTCCTTTTGCACACTGTGGCATTCGTTGGGGACTTACAGGAACAGTGCCAAAGGCTGAATACGAGTTTATGGGAATCAAATGTAGTATTGGTGAAGTTGTAAACAAGATTGCGGCCAGCACTTTACAAGACAAAGGTGTACTTGCAAACTGTAATGTGAATATCTTACAAACACTTGAAACAAAACAGTTTAGCAACTATCAAGAAGAACTAAAATGGTTAACCACCGATGACAAAAGAATGAATTATATTGCACAGACCATAAACACAATTGCTAGTTCTGGAAACACGTTAATACTGGTAGACAGAATAAGTGCAGGAGAAATGCTTGAAAAGAAACTACCGGATTCAGTTTTTATATCAGGATCAACAAAAACTTTAGACAGAAAGGAACAGTACGATGAAGTTAAACTTGCAAAAAATAAAATTATTATTGCCACATATGGAGTTGCCAGTGTTGGCATTAATATTCCTAGGATTTTTAATCTTGTTCTCATAGAAGCAGGAAAATCATTTGTGAGAGTAATTCAATCAATTGGAAGAGGAATAAGGAAAGCAGAGGACAAAGACCATGTTGAAATATGGGATATAACAAGTTCTTGTAAATTTGCAAAGAGACATCTAACACAAAGAAAAAAGTTTTACAAAGAAGCAAATTATCCGTATAATATAGAAAAAATTAATTATGAAAATTCTTACACTTGATAACGAAACATACAAACTGGAAAAAATACCAGAATTTGTAGATGACAAAATGAGGTTTGCTGTACTTGACAACAGTGATCCTGCTAATCCGGATTATTTTTATATTCCTTTGATATTTTTGGAATCGTTTAACTCGCCTGCGGCTGTGCTTCAAATAGGCAAATATAAAATCAGTATGCCTCTAGATTGGAAAATGGTGATAGGTGAAGCCGAACAAGGAGAACTGCACGTGATGCCAATTACAAGTTTAAATGACAGAGGTTTTGATGCTTTCCTTTTTAATCCACTTACAGGTGGTATGCCAGAATTTGAACAAATAGACATAGTTGATATCTATACAGAAGTTAAATGGTACTTTCCAAAAATTAAATCCGGACAATTACTTGCTGTCCCTCTTGCTGATGGAAAAAATCCACCATGTGCGTATTTTGTCAAAGATATTTCAAGACAGTGCGAACTACTAGATTATGGGCAATGTTTCTAAAAGAAAAATTAATAGTAAAATTGTAAAAATAAAAGCACCGATTTTGTTGGTGCAACAGGGAGATGGTTACAAAGAGCCAGTATGGATGGAAAGAAACTTTTTTCCAAACTTGCTAGATTTAATCAAAGAGTATAAAATAAAAATTAAAGGATTTAATTTTATGAATAATCATGTAAAAATATATTTTGAAGATTACAAACATGCAACTAAATTTAGATTGATATATGAAGGCAAAGAATACAAATAGAAAGTTTTTTGAATTGCGTAATGGTCTCAAAGCCATAGATTTTAGAAACAAAGATTATTTTGATCGAATTGATGAAAAAGAAAAGTCTTTGTATTCTCCTTACATGATCATGCGATACGCTTCAAGTGTAACAGGAGATAAATTCTATCAAGAACACTATGTTGAGATGATCAACGAGTGTGTGAACAAACATCTATTCACACTGTCGGGCAAACACAAAAAATTATGTTGGATATTGACTGCTATGTGTGGTGGACTAAAACAACAGTTTCATCCATGGATAAAGCCAATGAAACGTGTACCTAACAAAAGTTTGAAACAGTTACAAAAACTTTTTCCACAAGCAAAAGAAACAGATCTTGAAACACTAGACAAAGTTATAACTGACAGAGAATTAGAAGAACTATTAGAGTCGCATGGAATCACAGAATAATTTTACTTGCACATATTGTAATAAAAGTTTTCAAAGAGAAAGAACACTACAAGTTCATATGTGTGAACCCAAAAGACGACACCTACAAAAATCGGAAAAATGGGTACAAAACGGATTTATTGTGTTCCAACGTTTTTACGAAATCCATCAAAAAAATACAAAGAAAAAAACGTATGAAGATTTTTGTAATTCATCATACTACAATGCATTTGTAAAATTTGGACGTTACATGATGCATACCAATCCGTTGTATCCAGAAAAATATATTGACTACGTGATATTGTCCAGAGTCAAGTTAGATCATTGGAGTAGAGATGATTTGTATGAACAATATCTAAAAGACACTTTAAAAACAGAACCTGTAGAAGCCGCATTGAGAAGATCTATAGCAACAATGATGGATTGGGCACAAGAACAAAATGTACAATGGTCAGATTATTTTCGGTTAGTTAATACCAGCAGAAGTGTACAACACATACAATCAGGTAAGATATCACCATGGTTGGTACTAGGTTGTGAAGCAGGCAAAAAAATGTTAAAATCGTTTACAGACGAACAATTGCAAATGATACAAACATACATTGATCCAGAATTTTGGCGTAACAAGTTTAAAAATTATCCAGCAGATTTTTTGTTTGTACAAGAAACAGCCAAGGAGGCACACATTGAGTAAATTTGATATAAAAATAGATGATCATTTAGACATGGAAGTTGGAGACAGTGTTGTTGTAATCAAAAAAGACGGATCAATTGGCAAAGTAATTTTGCCAGAAATGTCACAAGAGACACAACACACTAAAGGATACAAAAAAATGTTAGAGGTTTTAGATTTATTAAAACCAGGAACAAAAGAAGATTTTATTAAACACAACAAGAAAAAATTACACTAATGCCTGATGTAGATATTGATTTTTTTGACAGAGAAAAAGCGTTGAAGTTATTCAAACACACTCCAGCGTCAATAATAAAAGAAGACAAAATTGAAAAACACAAGACTGGAGTTTACTTTCATAATATACCAAAAGATCCTGTAACAGGACATGCAAGTATTGATTATAAAAAAGCAGAAGAACGAGGTTATTTCAAAATTGACTGTTTAAATGTAAACATCTATAAAAATATCAAAGACGAACAAGAACTAGTTGAACTAATGATTCAAGAACCCAATTGGGAAATGCTCAAAGACAAAAAGATTGTAGATGAACTTTTTCATTTGAATGGTCATTTTAGCATTGTGTCAAAACTAGAACCAAAAACAATAGAACAACTTGCGGCTGTGTTGGCAATTATAAGACCAGCCAAAAGACATCTAATGTACAAATATTGGAAAGATATAATGCAAGAAGTTTGGATCAAACCTACAGATGGCAGTTACTTCTTTAAAAAATCGCATGCGGTTGCATATGCACAGGCCATAGTTGTGCAGATGAATTTGATAGCAAAAGGTAAATATGCTTTTAGTGTACAACCGGAAAAAGAAACTCACTAAAAAACAAACTCTCCCAACAGTAGAACTACCCTCTGATCTTTGGCTTGGTGTTGAACTATCTAAACAACTAGA